CAGACTTCACGCTGGATAGCATCTCCAGCATCGAACCAGACGGCGAGGAAGAAGTCTTCGATGTTCAGGTCGAAGACACCGAGAACTTCATCGCTAATGGACTAGTGAGCCATAACACATGGTGGCAAGAAGACGACTGGGCAGGGCGTATTCAACAGGTCATGGCGGGTGGTGAGGGCGACGAGTTCGAGATCGTGCGCTACCCAGCCATAAACGAGATAGGTGACGAGTATATTCTGGCGGATGATAGCATCGTCGAGATACCGCCGGGAGCGCCCGTACCAGAAGATGCACGTATGACACGCCCTCACAACAGTGCGTTACATCCGGCACGTTATTCGTTAGAGGCCATGCTACGCAAGAAGTCAAACTACATCGCGTCAGGTCTAAAGCGCATGTGGGACGCGCTGTACCAACAGAACCCAACGCCAGACGAGGGTATTTATTTCAGTAAGGACATGTTCCGCTACTATGTGCACAATCCCGACGTAACTAACCGCTTTGTGTACCAAACTTGGGACTTCGCTATCACCACCGGCGAGCAGAATGACTGGACCGTTGGCACCACGCTATTGCAAGACGAGTACGATAACCTGTACGTGTTGGACGTGCTTAGATTCCGCTCTGATGACAGTATAGAAATCGTCGAGACTATTCTGGACTACAGCGAGCAGTGGAAGGCAGGGCTACTTGGTTTTGAAGATGGCCAGATATGGAAGACGTTGTCCGCACAGTTCAAAAAGCGCTGTGAAGAACGTCGCGTATATCCAACATACGAACTGTTGGCACCCCTAACCGACAAGCTGGTGCGCGCAAACCCACTGAAAGGGCGTATGCAGTTAGGTAAGGTATATTTTCCAAAAAACGCCAGTTGGTTTCCCACTCTGCAGAAAGAAATGCTACGATTCCCAGCGGGCAAGCACGATGACCAGGTGGATAGCTTGGCCTGGAGCATTCGCCTGACTTTGTCGAAGTCAGCGCCTAAATTACCCGAACACAAGAAATTACCTAGTTGGCGGGATAAACTCAATGGCATGATGAAGACCGGTGGGTCTCACATGTCTGCATAAGGATGAATCATGAGTACATGTAGTGATTGCGGTAAGATGATCATAAACACGCGTGGTGCCTACAGCATAGGTATACCAGTTTGTCAGTGTAGACCACCTATGAGCGAAAGTCTTAGAGAGTTAGCTGGCGGGGAGTTACGTACGCTCCAGCGCAGGGTAGAATATCTAGAACGTATTTTAGACGAGCGGGAAGACCCGCCACAGCTACCCCTTGCGTTTGATTGACACTCTGATACACTCTTGCGAAATCTAATGTAGTTTGCTATGGGAAAATTAAATGCCAGTAAATGACGCTCTAGCTTCCGAGACGTGGGTACGCTTCCAAGAAATGCGTGACCGAGGCCACTTGACGTTCATCGAGAAGGCAGATAAGTGCGAGCACTTCACGACTGGTGACCAGTGGCGTATCGACGACCTGAACTCGCTGGCTATCCAGCGTAGACCTGCACTTACCATCAACAAAATTCTAAGCACGCTCAGCACTATCCTCGGTGAGCAGATAAACAACCGCGCAGAAATACTATTCCGGCCTGCTAACGGCGTCGCTGACAGCGGGGTTGCCGAGGCACTAACGAAAGTATGGATGCAGATCGCCCAGAATAACCAGATGCCGTGGGTACGTTCAGAACTATTCGCCGACGGCTTGATACGTTCTCGTGGTTTCGTCGACATGCGTCTGGACTTTACAGACAGCATGCAGGGTGAGATACGCATCGAAAATTTGAATAGCAAAAACGTCGTGATAGACCCTGATGCAGAGGAATACGACCCAGATAAATGGATGGACGTCATCACCACGAAGTGGATGACACCGCAGGACATCGCTACCCTCTATTCTCAGGAAGACGCCGATTACTTACGTGATAAAGATGGTAGTTCGTTCATGTACGGCTATGATAGTATCGACCGCGTGCGCGACCGTTTCGGTGGCTTGCAACCATTGGCAGGTTACTACAGCACAGTAGAGCCACATGGCCTGCGCCGTAATATCCGAGTGCTTGATCGCCAGTATCGGCGTCTGGACAAGCAGCTACATTTTGTCGACGTCAAGACGGGTGATATGCGCCCAGTACCAGTGTCGTGGGACCGTAATAAGATAGCAGACTTCCTATCTAAGTCGAATGGCAACCTGTCCACCATGAAGAAGCTGGTTAAGCGTATTCGCTGGACAGTAGTCGCTGACAACGTCGTGCTGCACGACGACTGGTCGCCGTATAAACACTTCACTGTTGTGCCTTACTTCCCATTCTTCCGTTATGGTCTGACCGTAGGCGTCGTAGAGAACCTGTTGGGTCCGCAGGAGCTGTTGAACAAAGTTTCAAGTCAAGAGCTACACGTGGTGAACACCACCGCAAACAGCGGTTGGAAGATACGCGCTGGCGCGTTGAAGAATATGAGCATCGAAGAGTTGGAGCAGAAGGGCGCATCTAGCGGTCTGGTGCTGGAGCTGGATGACACCGCCGCAGCCGAGAAGATCACCCCGAACGCGACGCCCCAGGGTCTTGACCGCATCAGCTACAAGGCTGAAGAGCACATCAAGACCATCAGTGCCGTGTCTGACAGTATGCAGGGCTTTGACCGCGAAGACGTAGCCGCTAAGGCCATAGCCTACAAGACGCAGCGTGGCGCAGCCTCTATGTCAAAGATTATGGACAACCTGGAGCGAAGTGACTGGCTATTGGCGCGAAACGCATTGGACATTGTGCAGGAGTATTACACTGAAGAGCGCATGATCACAATAACCCATAGCGACGCGTCGCATGATTCAGAACAGATTACTGTCAACCAGTATGACGACGAGACCGGCGAGATACTGAATGACCTGACACTAGGCGAGTACAGCATCATTGTTACCTCCACACCGGCGCGCGCCTCGATGGAGGATAGTCAGTTTGAACAAGCCATGGCTATGCGCGAGCAGGGTGTGCAGATACCAGATAGCTTCATCATCGAGAGCAGTAGACTACTGCGTAAAGCTGACATCCTGAAGGCCATGGAGGGCGACAAAGACTCCGCCGAGGCTAAGGCAGCTGCCGCACTCAAGCAACGCTCTGACGAGGCTCAGGTGGCGAAATTGGAGGCAGAAGTAGCTGACAAACAGGCCGATGCTAAGCTACGCATGGCGAAGGTGGAGAAGGAGATAGCTGACGCCGACAGCGTCAACGCGGAGACCCAGGCTGGAACATCCGGCGCACCTGACCAGCAGGCGCAGCAGGCAGCGGATATGCAGGAACGTGAGTTTGGATTGAAGCAGGACGCTCACGAGCATCAAAAAGGGCTGGCAGAACGCGAGTTCGCGCTAAAAGAACAGGCGCAGGCGCATGCTCAGCAGCTCGCCATGCAGCAGCAGCAACAAGCCGCCGAAACTGAGCGCGCAGAGTCATTCATGAACAACCAACCAACCGAATCAGGAGAGTAATAAATGCTATTCAAACACCCATTACGACGTTTCATGATGTCCGCCGACGATAATGGCTCCGCAGGTACCGAAGACCGTGGGGATGATTTCGTACCGACTGAGCCAGAACCCGCTGAAGAACCAGCTGAAGAGGTGGTGGAAGAATCTCCTGCCGAAGAAACAGAACGCCCTCGCGACGAAACAGGTAAGTTCACGAAGAAAGAGCGCGATGATGGTCCGCTAATTCCGAAAGCACGTTTTGACGAGCAGTTAAGTAAGGAACGTGCTGCCCGCGAAGCTGCCGAACGCCGCGCAGCCGAGCTGGAAGCGTCTGTCACCAAGGTGAACCGCGACTTGAATGTGGAGAAAGCTGTAGCCGAGGTCGCAACGCTCCGTAAGGAAGAGCGCAAGGCGCTGTTGGACGGTGATGAAGACAAAGCCGCAGCCCTATCAACTCGGGCTGACTTGCTAAATCGCCAGATTGCTATCGCAGAATCCGGCCAAATGACAGGGCAGGCAAAAGACCAGGCATTAGAAGACATGCGTATGGAGATGACCATCGAGCGTATGGAGGATAAATACCCCGTACTCAACGCGAACTCTGACGAATACAGCCAAGACCTCGTTGACGACATCCTAGATAAGCAGTCTGGTCTGATGCAGCGCGAACGGCTGTCACCCTCGAAAGCATTAGCTAAAGCCGTAGAATCCGTAATGGCCCGCCAAAATACTCCGGCGCCAGCAGCTGACCGCGCAGGGTTAGCCGCAGCAAAACCTGGCGAGACACGTAAGACCGCAGCGATAGCCAAGAACATTGATGCTGCTGCGCGTCAGCCGGGTAGTATGAAAAATTCTGGCGTGGACTCTGACAAAGCGGGACAGACACGGGCAATACCTAGCGCGAGCGATATGTCTTTCGAGGAGTTTAGTTCCTTGTCAGAGGCGGATATAGCAAAAATGCGCGGCGATTTCGTGTAGATAGTTGCAAGCCGTAATACTCTCTGGTAGAGTCTTGATAAGTTTGACGATTGGCTCCCGTTAGGAGCCAACCCCGTCGAGGTTTGTATCGGCATAACGCAGCACCTGATGCGACAAATTAGGTTGGCTCGTCCCCATTAAAAGTCGTTTTTCGAACTTTGC